GGTCGCCCTGGCTCCAGCCCGAGGTCATCGGAACCCCCGCAGCGCCCCGCGTCCTCGTAACCTTCCGGCTGACCTGCTGCGTCGCGCACCTGGACAACCAGGCGGCGCTCAACCAGCTCGAGGACCTCATGTTCGGCGTCATGACCAACCTGCCTCGCGGCTGGGAGGTCTCCGACGCCGGGCCGCCGTCCCTCGAGCAGGTCGGGCCCAGCGAGCTGCTCGTCGCCGACCTCCAAGTGTCCACCCTCACCAGCCCGTCCTAGGAGCCGACCATGGCAACCGTCCTCACCGGCGCTGACCTGACTCTGACCATCGACGGCTCGGCCTTCGACGCGCAGACGATCAGCACCACGTTCAACTACTCCCCCGACCAGCAGGTGCTCGAGACCCTGTCCGGCCCGGTCTACAAGACCCTCACCAAGCCTTACAGCCTCGACGTGACCATGTACTCGGACTGGGGCACCACGTCGTCCCTGTGCGAGGCCCTCGCGTCGGCGGCCCTGTCGGCCCCCGACACGTCCCTCGCGTTCACCCTGGTCTACGTCGGGCCGAACGCCACGACGACGCTGGCCGGCAACGTGTTCCCGACCATCCCGCCGTTCGGTGGGGAGGGCGCCGCGGCCGCGCAGACGTCGTTCACCCTCGTCGGCGACCGCAACACCGCCCCGACCGTCACCGCCGTCTGACCACCGGGCGGCGGGCCGTGACCTCTCCCCCGGCCCGCCGTCCGGCACCACCCGGGAGGCAACATGGAGAAGTCCGTCTGGCAGTACGAGGACGAGGACGGCAAGCACCAGGTAACCATCGGCCTGCTCGACTGGGTCGCCTGGGAGAAGCACACCGGCAAGTCGGCCGGCAAGCCCCTCGACCAGATCAGCGACGTCCTGTATTTGTGCTGGCACGCCGCCAAGCGCGACGGCGAGAAGCGGCCGTTCGAAGGCTGGGTCGCCCGGGTCACCGGCTTCCCGGAGAAGGTCGACGGGCAGGTCGAGGGCCCTACCCAGCCGGGAGCCTGAACCACCTGCGGGTCGCCGTCGCCGTAGCGACGAACACGGCCCCCGGCGACTGGACCGACCTGCGCGAGCTGCTGACCGCCATCGACGTCCTCGAGGAACGCCACCGTGCCAACTGAGAAGGTCTCGTTCCGGCTCGACGACCGCGAGGTCGCCCAGATCGCCCGGGCGCTCGGACGGATGGACAAGGCCGCCTCCCAAGACCTCCGGCAGTTGTCGCGCAACATCGCCGGCGACTACGTCACCGAGCTCCGCAACGCAGCCCGCGGGAGCCGCTGGTACCAGGACCAGGCCGTTAGGGTCGCCGAATCCATCAGGGTCGCGTCCGACCGGGTTCCGACCGTCGCCATCGGTGGTGCCCGACGGTTCACCACGTCCGAGGGCGAACGGACCGCCTACGGGACACTCGTGTTCGGCTCCGAGTTCGGCTCGATCACCGCCCGGCAGCGCGAACGGTTCCGGCGGCCCGGACAACGCCGCGGCGGTCTACAGTTCCCCCCACGCTCCCCCAAGCAGGGGCGCGGGAACCGCGGCTGGTGGCTGTTTCCGAGGCTCAAGCGCCTCCAGCCCAGCATCCTGCGCGCCTGGCTCGAGGGGGCCCGGAAGGTCGCCGACGAGTGGGGTAAGCAGTAATGGCCGCCTCCCAGACCATCCGCACCCTCAAACTGTCGCTGCTCGCAGACACGTCCGGGTTCAACAAGAACATCAAGTCGGCCCAGTCCGACTTCGACAAGTTCTCCAAGAACGTCTCCAAGCTCGCCGTTCCGGCGGCCGCGGCGTTCACCGGCCTCGCCACCGCCGCGTTCTCCGCGATCGAGGCCGCGTCCGACCTCCAGCAGACCTTCGGCGCCGTCGAGCAGATCTTTGGGGAGCGGGCGGCCCGCCGCCTCGAGGAGTTTGCCCTGGGCGCCGCGGACGCCCTCGGCCAGTCCCGGCAGGAGGCTCTGGGCGCCGCCCAGCAGTTCGGCATCCTCGGCCGCACGGCCGGTCTCGAGGGCGAGGAGCTCGCCGACTTCGCCATCCAGCTGTCGGTCCTCGCATCCGACCTGGCGGCGTTTGGCAACACCAACCCGCAGGACGCCATCGAGGCGCTCGGGTCGGCCCTCCGCGGCGAGTTCAACCCGATCGAGCGGTACGGCGTCGTCCTCAACGCCGCCGCCGTCCAGCAGGTCGCCCTCGCCGAGGGCCTCGCCGAGACCGCCCAGGAGATCACGGCCGCCGACCAGGTCTACGCCAGGTTCCTCGCCATCGTCGAACAGACGCAGGTACAGCAGGGCCAGTTCGCCCGCGAGTCCGAGTCGCTCGCCAGCCAGACCTCCATCGCCAAGGCACAGCTCGAGAACTTCCGCATCGAGATCGGCGAGCAGCTGCTGCCCGTGTTTGTCGATTTCCTTCCGCTGCTCCGCGGCGCCGTCGACGCCTTCGTCGCCCTCGACCCCGACCAGGTGATCGCGTTTGCCGAGGGCCTCGCCATCCTCACCGGCGCCATCGTCGCCCTCAACGTCGCCCTCAAGGGCTTCGCCGCCCTCCAAGGCGCCTACGCCGCCCTCGCCACCCCGCTCGGGGCCGCCGGCGCCATCGCCCTCGGCGTCAGCGCCTCCACCGAGGAGGGCGCACTGACGAGGGAGGAGTCACGGGCACGCTTCGCCAACCGGCAGCTCCAGCGCGAACGCGACCGGCTCGCGTTCCTCCAGCAGCGCAACCGGGCTTTCGGCGACACCATCGTGAACATCGACGTCTCCGGCTTCGTCGGCAACGAACGCGAACTCGCCCGCGCTGTCCTACGCGCCCAGGAGGAGGCCCGCAGGTCCGGCGGGCTCGCCACCCCCGGCACTTTCCGATGAGTTTCGACCGGGACATCACCGTCACGATCGGCGGCACCGCCTTCACGACCGACACGCTCGCCAACATCCAGATCGAGATGGGCGGCCGCACCTGGTGGGAGCAGTCCGTCGCCGGCATCGCCCGGCTCACCATCAACCAGCAGGACCCCGGCATCATCATCGCCGACACGTTCACCATCGACGTCGACGACCAGAACGGCACCCCCGTCCGGCTGTTCACCGGCGTCGTCGACGCCACCTCGGCCTTCATCACCGACATCGGCCCGCTGTGGGACATCACCGCCTCCGGGCCTCTCACCCAAGCCGGCCGCCGGCAGCTCACCAGCACCATCGCCGCCGACACCGAAGGCGACCAGATTGCCCTGCTCGCCCAGGACGCCCTTGCCACCACGTGGGAGGAGGCCGGAGGCACCTGGGCGGCCGCGTCCGGCTCCTGGGACTCCTACGCGGTCGACACTTCGGCCATCGACACGCCCGGCCTGTACGACCTCGCCGCCATCGACCAGCTGCCCGCCACCGTCGTCGACGAGATGGCCAAGGCCGCCTTCTCCGGCGCCGGCTGGCTGTACGAGACCCGCGACGGTCTCCTCGGCTACGCCGACTCCACCCACCGCGAATCCACCGCGGCCGCCGACTACATCACCATCCCCGGCTCCGTCACCGCCCGCAACGCGTTCCTCACGGCCACCCGGGAAGCCGACATCGCCAACGTCCTCGAGGTCGTCTACGACGCCGGCACCGTCGAGGGCAAGGCCCTCGACTCCATCCAGGTCTACGGCCGCTGGGACCGCTCCTACGACACCACCCTCGCGCTCCAGTCCGACGCCGAGGCGTTCGTCACCCGCCGCCTCCAGCTCGAGGGCGCTCCACGGCTCAACCTCGCCGGCAGCATCCGCATCCCCCTCGACCAGACCAGCGACAACCTGCTCGACCAGCTGCTCGAGGTCGAACGCAACTACGGCATTGTCCTCCAGAACGTGCCGACCTACCTCGCGGCCGATCAGGTCTACCGTGGCTTCGTCGAAGGCTACGTCTGGTCCCTCGGCCCGGTCGAGTCCACCCTCGACCTGTTCCTGTCCGAGTACTCCCTGTCCAACTTCGGCCTCCGCTGGGCCGCGGCCGGACCCACCCCTTGGAACGGCGTCGGTGCTAGCCTCACCTGGCAGGACGCTACGGAGGCCCTCGCCTGATGCCCGACACCGGCGCACCCTGGAACATCCCCTACGTCGCGGGCACCGACCTCGTCGCCG